TGCCATACGGACTTGTTGCGTTTGTGTTTCTAATCAAAACAATGTTTTGATCTTGCTGGTCACTACGCAATTCGTGATAAGCGGATGTGGAGCCTGCGTAAGTACCCGTATTACTCGCCTTGAAGAAACCCCCGCTCGTGATGCGTGCGCGTTCGGTCGGAGTTGACCCTGTTCCAAAAACAATTACACCAGACGCATTTTTTGCGTTAATCGTTGTTTGATTGCTGCTTTGGACGGTTAAGTTGCCGCCCATGCGGATTTGCGTATCCGTACCCGGCCCTTGAATCGTGCTTTCATCGGTTGGCAAATAAATGGCAGGCTGCGTGGCGTTGCTTTGCGTAATAACAAGACGACCGCCAGTCGTGGTCGTGGCACCAAGCCCCAAATTCCCACTCGCATCCAGCGTCATCGCCTGCGTGAACGTGATGGCGTTGCCTGCGGTGCCGGAAGGGGCGTTGAAGAAACGGTGTTCACCCGATCCTTGTTGATAAATAGTTGCTGTGCCGTTGACGGCATATTTATTTTCGCTTGCGTAATAAACATTTGCGCCAAGCGCGATGTTGTTTGAACCAATGCCCCAAAGCGAATTGCCTGCATTACCAACTTCAATAGCCTTACCAAGATTCCACGCACTTGGCGTCACGCCCAAGCCGAAGTTAGTGCCATCAAATACCAGCCCCGCCCCACTCGTCGCCACCTTGCTGCCGTTCAGATACAGCACGCCGTTGGCGGTGCCGCCGTTGAGCGTAAGGTTACCCGACAGCGTAGCCGTGCCTGCGTTAGCCGAGGCGATAGAGGCGTTTGTAACAGTCAGCCCTGTGACGACCGCTGTGCCGACGTTAGCCGATGCGATAGAAGCCCCGGTTGCGGTCAAACTTGTCACCGTCGCTGTGGTGAGTAGCGCCACACCCGCGTTCATGCTAGCAATAGAGGCGCTGGTTGCCGTGAGGTTCGTGATAACCGCCACGCCCGCGTTGATGGAGGCGATAGAGGCCGCCGTAAACTGAAGGTTGCCGATGTTGGCCGAGGCGATGGACGCACCCGTAGCATTCAGCGTCGTAACCGTCGCGTTGGTGAAAAGAGCCACCCCTGCGTTCATAGAGGCGACAGACGCGCCTGTAGCGGTCAAATTCGTGACAACCGCCACCCCAAGGTTAGCCGAGGCTACGGACGCCCCTGTGGCCGTCAGCGTCGTCACAGCAGCCACGCCTGCGTTCATGGAGGCAGCCGAGACGGTGGTGACGTTGACCTTGCCCGTGGCATCGTCAATGACCATAGACGCCGTGCCGTCCTTAGCCTTGATGTTGGTTACTTCAAGGTTGGTGAGGTCAAGCGTCGTGGTGTTGACGGTTGTGATGGTCGCCGTCGTAAAGACCGCAGACGCCGCCGAAACAGTCGTAAAGTTACCCACAGCCGGGGAAGATCCACCGATGGTGGTAGCGTCAATCGTGCCGCCGTTGATGTCGGCGGTGGTGGCCACAACGCTGTTAAGCGTGACCACACCCGTAGAGTCGGCAATAGAGCCTGCGGCGGTACCGTCCTTGGCTTTTAGGTTAGTGACCTCAAGGTTGGTGCTATCCACCGTCGTGGCGTTGACCGTTGTGATGTTGCCGGTCGTTGCGGTCGCGGTCGTAAACGTACCCGCAGCCGCCGTGCCGCCGCCAATGGTCGTGCCGTCAATGGTGCCGCCGTTAATATCAGCGGTCGTGATCGTGCCGATGTCAGCCCACGTTCCCGTGACCGATACGTTGTTGGTCAGCGTCCAGCCGCTTGCTTGGAAGTTGACGGTATCCGCGCCGGCGTTACCGACCTGAAGGTTGCCGTTAAGGGTCGTGGCACCGGCTACGGTCAACGTGCCAGAGACGTTGAGGTTGGTGACGCTGTTGACCGCGCTAATCAACTGAAAGCGCGTGCCGTCGTACACCACGGCGACCATTTCGCCAGAGGTGATGTCACCGGCAACAAGGGCGGTCGTGCCATCACGCGTGACGTTCTTTGCGCCGAGCGTGTCAATGTTGAGCGTGACTGCGCCTGTGTTGGTTGCGGGGGCGATGAAGTAGTACACCGCGCCTGTAACGTAAGTCGTTAAAGCCGGGGTCAGCGTACCGACGAGCGTATCCGTACCCGTTACCGTGACAAGGGCCGCGCCGTTGCTCTGAATCTGCGCAACCGTGGCGGCGTCAGTCGCTGCCGTGCCGGTGGCAAGGTTTGTGATCTTGAAGCCGCCCATCGGAATGTTGGCGGTCGGCGTCGTTTGTCCGTCTTTGGTGATACAGGTGGAAAGGCCGTTAGCAAGGTCAGCCGTCAACGCGTTAAACGTCGTGGCCGAGATGACGGTGTTAGCGACGACAGGCTGGCCTGCCGAGTTGATGACAAAAGTGCCTGACCCGTTGAAACTCATTTAAAATACTCCTTTGTCGTCGCAAAAAACGGCTTTTCTTCAGCCGCATATTGTGATGCACCCATGCGCAACACACGCGCTAAATCTTCCCGCTCTTGTGCCGATAATTTACGTCGGAACTGCCGTTCAAAATCTTGAATTTGGCGCTGTACATCCGTTTGGCCCGCCAACACTCGGCCTAACTTTCGGCCTTGATCGCTATATACAAATGCAGCCGGGACTGCCGTTGCATAACCGACAAGTTGGCTTGGTTGTTGTGCGCCAGTTACGGGCGTTCGGGGCGAAAACACATCTGCGGATTCTGCAGCAATGTTTCTCATTCTGCCGCCGCCGCCAGCATACTGTCCTTTGCCACCTGCGCTTTGCCTTACCGCACCGGAAAATTGTTTTGGCGTAAAAGCCTCTGGCTGATCTATGGAGCGATAAACAGCATCTTCCAAAACTTTGAAATTGCCATATTTAGCGTCTACTGCGCGTAACGCTTTCATGGCGTCAGGCGGCAACTGCGACTCTAATATCTCTGTCGCCTTTTTCTCTGAAGTTTTTAGCAGTTTTTCTGCGTCAGGGAAACTTTGATTTCCTGACATATCGCGCAATTTTGCGCGAATGTTTGATCTAATTTCTAGCAAATCTCCGCTGGTTAATTGCCGGCCCTTAACTCGGCTTAACTCGGTATCAATAAAGTTTTGCACATACCGACGCGACTTAACGTCAGCAGCCGCTTGGCGAGGGATTGCCATGGCTTGCGACAGCGGCACATCTCCGCCTTCAACCCGCATTAAAACTGGTTGCAATGGGTAATTTTTAAATTGACCATATGCTTCGTTATATGCGTCCTTTAAATCGTTGTATGTATCGCGCACATCTGCGCGAGACGGAGGCGTATACCCCGGCGGTGCCGCTTCCTTGCCAATCAATTCTTGTGTTTGTTGCCACCCGCGTTGTCTTGCCGCGACAACCTTGGGTCGGATGAACGGAATGTTCATCATAGATTCTTCAATCATTGCCCAAGTGCTGTCAGGAGCCATTTGGCCGGGCGACAATTCAACGCCTTTTGCTGTCAACCGACGAGCAGCCGGCGACATATCAATGCCGTGCGTTAAACCACGCAAGGCTTGACCTCCTTTTGTTAGGCCGCCTCCTGCCAATGCACCATAAGCACCCTCTGTGCGACGGTCTTGCGGATCGGCTGTTGCATAAGTTGTCACGCCGCTTTCTATTGCGCTGCGCATTGCGGGGCCGCCCATACGCAATGCACGACCTACAGGGCCGCCCATTAGTGACGTTGCGGCTGTTTCGCCCACAAACTGCCCTGCCGATCCTTCTGGCCCTTGCGTAAACGGTTCGTTTTGCTCTTGGGTTTGCTGATAACGCTCTGGCGACACCAAGCCCAACAATTCGCCAAGGCTTGAAACGCTCCGCTCAACGCCAGCGCCTACGCCCATCAATGCACGCACCAATGGGTTGACCTCACCGCCGACAGTGCCGGTTTTAGGGTCAAACATACGCGCTTGCGGTGTGGACGAGACGGGAGCAGGGGCTTGGGCAGAGTGAGTCATTGCCTCCACATTTTGGCGGCCCTGTTCCTCGGCAAAACGCCTTTTGAAGCGTTCAATTTCCTCTAGAGAGTAATCTTCCATTACAAACCTCCTTGGTTGCGCTTCCATCGCTGATAGCGCACTTCTTCGTCATCAATCTTTTTGTAAGGAATCTTGGAGTCTTTGTAAGTTGAGTAATAGTCATCAATCAGCGAATCGTATTCATCAATTACGTCAAGTTGCTTGTTGCGAATGATATTTCCGATAGCAACACGCGCTTGAGGACTGTTGACAATTTGCGGGAACATTCTTTCCAAAATTGCAGTTTCTTCTTTTGTAAACCCACGCGCACCGCCCAAAGCGGCTTGAGTAGACAGAACCAAATCACTGACCTGCGCAGAAAACGCCTCAGTGTTTTTCAATGTCTCTGGATCAACTTTAATTCCAAGGCTGTTTAAGAATTGCCCTGCTCCAACCGCTCCTGTAGCCAAAGCGCCGGTGTAAGTTCCTTTCTGCGTCAACCGATCAAGATTGTTGACTGATTTAATAATGTTTTTGGCAGCATTAGCCCGTGGACGCATTGTGCCAATGTCTCCCAAAAAGATTTTTTGTGCTTCCGCATCACCCTTTGCTCCAAGATCAATGCGTACTGGTGCAGATTGCGTTGTTTCTTTAGAAATTGCCGCATCATATGTTGCGCGCAACGGACTGTTTAGCGGCAATGCCTCGCGTTCTGCAATCAATTTGCTTAACGAACTGCCCGCCGCCGGTTTTGGTGACGCCGTTACAGGCTTGCCATCCATCATTACAGGCGTAGCCATGCCATCGCTAATGTTAAACAACTGATCGCCAAACTCCATCGTCTGAGTTTTTGGCTCTTGCGCTGCCATAACTTGCGCAAGACGCTGCGCCGTCGGCGTTCCGGTTGCGGCGTAATTTGCAAAGATGTTTTGACGTTCTTTTGCAGTCGGGCCAACCATCTCTGTGCGCATAGGCGCTTGCTGCGGTGCGCCATATGTTACGTCGCCTTCCGCACCGACTTGCGGCATACCAACGCTGGCCGCAATTTCAGCGGTTGTCGGGGCAGCAACACGCGCTTGCGGTGCCAATTCCTGACGCAGCCGCTCTGCACCTGCAATATCGGCTTCGGCTGCCTTTTGCTCGGCTTCCTCTGCCTTCTCCAACGCCTTTTTAGAGCCGTAGGCTTGCAGCATCTTGGTCAGCGCGGTCAGCGGCGACGGCATGGCCCGAATACCCTGATAGGTAAACGGCTCCTCCTCTGCTAAGGCTTGCTGTTGCAGCAGTTCGGCGTAACGGCGCTGCTGCTCTGCGCGGCGTCGTTCTTGATCGTAGGGTGATGGAGGCTTGAATGCCTCGTACGATTTAATTGCCATCAAAGTCCCCTCGGTAGGTGCCTCCCTGCGGCGTCGTCATGCCGGGGGAGGACGGATACCCGCGTGCGCCTGCACCTTGCGGACGCTTCATGCCGCCCACTTGCGGTGCGCCTTGTTGCGGCGGTGCCATGGCACTCATTGCGGGGTTGCTGATCGGGCCGGTGTACTGCGCTGGGCCACGCGGGCCGTTAAAGTTCATGTTCTGCGGTGCAACGCCGGGGGCTGAGTTTGGCGTAGCCCCTGCGTAAGCAAGCGATGGCTGCTGCGGCTGACGCGGCGTCATGCCGTCAAGCGATGCGTTGCGTTCCTGCATCGCCAACATACGCGCCAACTCTTGTGGGCGACGGTCAGGCTGCATCGGCATATTCATTGGGCGTCGTCCGTTCATTAGCCACCTCTGTTAAAATAAACCACTTAAAAATCCACCGCTCGGTGCGCCTGCGACTGCGCCTGCCAACCCATATAGACCTGACATACCGCTTGCGGCTTGGTTTGCAGCAATACCGTAACGCTGGATATTTGCGGCATCTTGCGCCTGCATGGCTTGTAGATACGGTGTTGGTGCAACCGTGACGCCGCTGTAGCCTTGGAACTGCGGCATCTGTACCTGCGATCCCGAGAGCAACGCAGAGATTTCGTTGAGCGGCTGATTGCGTAGTGCAACCTGCTGCTGCAACGCTTGCTGGATGGCTTGGTTGCCGAACGTGCCTGCACCCATCGCTTGGTTGTACTGCTGCTGTTGCGCGGCATTTGCGGCGGCTTGCTGCGTAAGTGCGGCCTGCTGGTTCTGCAAAATCGCGGCGTTCTGCAAGCCACGAATGTCCATGCCCTGACCAAAGCGTTGCTGCTGTGCAGCGTTGGCGGCGGCTTGTTCGGCCATCGCACGCTGGTATGCCTGTGCCTGTGCTTCGTTGAAGAATCCAGCCTGCGCACCGGCTTGCTGGAAGCCCTGCTGCTGACGCGCCAAATTGGCTTGATAAGCGGCCAATGCTTGTTGCTGGTTCTGTGCAACGGCTTGGTTCGCAAACTGTCCAAGGCCCATCTGCTGCGCGTAACGCTGCTGCTGGGCTTGCATGGCGGCTTGTTGCTGCTGCAACGCGGCCTGTTGGTTTTGACCCAAGGCTTGATTGCGCAGTTCCTGTGCCGTGACTTGCTGGCCAAACGCACCTTGCGCTGCTTGGTTCTGCATCTGCGCAGCGGCTTGAGCCTGCGCAAAGTTCTGCGCCATGGCTTGATTTTGTGCCTGCTGGGCTTGTTGCCCCATGCCAAACTGTGCAAGTAACGCCTGACGGTTAAACTCTCCTGCGCCAACCGCTTGACCATAACGCTGCTGTTGCGCTTGGTTTTGCATCTGCTGCAACGCCAACGCTTGCTGGTAGTTTTGCTGGGCGGCTTGGTTCTGCGCTTGTGTCGCCTGCTGTCCCGTTTGGAACGTCGCAAGTTGTGCCTCTCGGCCAAACTCGCCTGCGGCCACACGTTGCAAGAAATTCTGTTGTTGTGCGGCGTTGCCCATCTGCGCAGCCGCAAGGGCTTGCTGATAGTTTTGCGCTTGTGCTTGGTTTGCAGCCTGCTGCGCCTGTTGACCCATCGCAAACTGCTGGCCGGTCAATTGTGCGCCAAGTTCTGCTTGGGTCGCGGCTTGACCAAACTGTTGCGCTTGCGCGGCACGTTGGGCTTCCTCGGTCGCCAATGCACCCTGCAAGTTTTGCTGCACCGCTTGGTTTTGCAACTGCTGTGAGGCTTGACCTTGTGCAAAGTTCTGAGCAATGGCGCGGTTGATCGCCTCTTGTGCCGCTTGACCCGTCTGGAAAGAAGCCAATTGTGCTTCTTGTCCAAACTCTCCAGCGGCGAGACGTTGTGCAAAGTCTTGTGCCTGCGCTTGGTTTGCAAACTGACCTGACTGCAACGCCAATTGCGTGTTTTGCGCAATTGCTGCGTTCTGCGCTTGCTGTGCTGTTTGTTGCGTCTCAAATCCTGCCAGCGCACCCTCACGGCCAAACTGCTGCGCGGCCATTTCTTGCCCAAAACCTTGTGCTTGTGCGGCGTTTTGCGCTTGTTGGGCAGCCAACGCACGCTCAAAGTTCTGCTGTTGCGCTTGGTTGACCGCTTGTTGTGCCTGTTGGCCCATACCAAAGGACGCCATCTGCGCTTCACGGCCAAACTGACCCGCCTGTAGGCGCTGCTGGAATGCCTGCTGTTGCGCCATGTTCTGCGCAGACTGTGCGGCAAGCGACTGCTGGAAGTTTTGCGCGAGGGCTTCGTTGTAGAGTCCCAAGCCTTGTGCGCCTGCTCCAAACTGCGCGAGTGCGGCTTGGTTGGCAAAGTCGGCAAGGGTCTGTTGTTCGGCAAGTCCCTGCTGACGCATGGAGGCGTCTAGGCTGATGCCTTGCAATGCCGCTTGCGTGCGCAAATCGTTTTCACGTTGCGCTTGCAGTTCCATCTCTGCGTTGTACGCCTCACCGCCCGGTCGCAAGCCTTGGTTGACAAGGCGCTGCTCCAACTGCGCACGTTCACGCTGCAATTGCGGCTCAAGGCGCGACATGATGGCGTTTTGCGCCGTCATTCCCGCGTTGACTGGCATGGCGGCAAGCCCTTGCGTTGCCAACTGCCGTTGAAGTTCTGGTGTTGCTAACTCACCGCGTGCGTAGCCAAATCGGCCCTCTTGCACGTTGCGGGCAACATCGCCGACGCCTGAAAGGTTAAGGTTTTCTTCTAGTGACGGTGCGGCAGGGCCACCGATGGCACGACCAAACTGATCGGCTGACGGGCCACCTGCGATTTCACCGAGGCGTGAGGTATCAAACCCGCCAAGATTCAACCCTGCGGGGCCGCCTTGTGCTTGACCAAACTGCCCAACGCCGCCTTGTACGCCTTGCATTCCTGCAAGGTTAAGGCCGCCAAACTGCACGCCCGCTGGGCCAGCACCGGCCATGCCGTACAGGCCCGCAGCAGGGCCGCCACCGGCCATTCCAAACTGACCGTAGCCAACGCCGGGGCCAATCTGCCCAACGCGTGAGAAGTCGGCTCCTTGGACATTCGGGGCATTGGGGCCAGCGCCTGCGGCGTACTGACCGAGATTGCCAAATCCTTGTGCGGTGCCAAGCCCCGAAAGGTCTAGGCCACCAAACTGCACGCCGCCGGGGCCGGCTTGTGCCATGCCGTACTGACCCATAGCGGGGCCACCGCCGACACCGCCGACGCCTGAGAGGTCAAGTTGACCGAGGTTGTACGCGGCTGGCCCACCGCCTGCCATACCAAACTGGCCGCCCGAGGGGCCGCCTGTAAAACCTGTCAGTGCGACATTACCGCCCGCCTGACCCATGCCAGTAAGGTCGGGAGCCTGCGCAACGTCACCAAACGCGCCGATGCCTTGTTGCGCCTGCCCAACAGGTGCATACATTCCCGGCATGGTTTCGGCAGTAAAGGTTGAGCGAGGGCCATACTGCGCCGCGCTAGGTGCGCCTGATACCGCGCCAAATTCCCCCGCACCGGGTGCGCCAGCCGTGCCGTAACCAGCAAGGTTGGGTGCGCCTGCGACCTGTCCGTACTGACCAAGTTGGGTCTGGATGGCAGGAAGTTGGGCGGCAAAGTTTTGGTTAAGAAACGACGACAGGTCGCCGATTTCACGCAGTCCCAAATTTGCCATCGCCTGTTCGGCTTGCTGCTGCGTGCCAAAAATGTCTTTGGCAGGGCCAACCAACTCCTGTCGGATGGTCGGTTGCTCAACGTAAGTCGTGAATTGCGCAATATCAGGTGCTGCTCCTGACGCCATATCAGGATCACGCAGCACGTTGGCTTGATAATCAGCCATTGCTTGGTCATACGCAGCCTGATTGATTTGCGGCGTGCGCTGCCACGTTACCGTCTGCTGCGCCGTAGGCGTGTAGACGTTGGGATTGGACATATAAGCCGACTGACGAGCGGCTTCTATGTTCTCCTGACCTTGCTGCCGCGCAATGGCGGCGTAATCAGGTGTTGGCGGCGGTGCTGGTGATCTTTTGCCCATACCGAGGCTCCAAATAACGACACTTTTCAGGTGTCTGAGTCATAAATACGATGTCCCCGGCGTCGTGCGCGGCCTGTTTGATCCGCGCCTCCTCCGAAAACCCCATTTTTGTGACCAGTTTCAGCGCCCGGGTATGGTTACTGCTGATTGGCCCTATTATCTTATCAACTCCGCAGACGTTGTACGCATAATCGTAGACGGCGGCGACGTAGGCAGGGGTTACGCGGTTCCAAGCAATGTGGCAAACGACCGATTTGCCGTTCCACATCTCGTAAACCGTACCGGCGACAATCTGACCGTCCTTTTTAAGTCCGATGGCCGTTGCCCGCTCGGGCCAAAATGACCCGTCGGTTTGCGCCGTTACCCAATGGCCGATTTCCGGCCCGCTGACTATATTCCAGCCCATCCGATTTGATACACAACGTCTGTTGATGCCCATTGAATCTGCAAATTCTTACTGCTACTCGTGAACGAAATGGCTCCCGAGTAACCGAGTCCTGTCACGCCAGATTGGTTGTTCGTGATGACGACATCAGAACCCCATAGCGCAACATCCCATAAACCAACATTCCACAATCCTGCGGTTGTTGGCGAAAACGACAACGCACCCGTCTGGTCAACCGTCTGAAAGTCGGTGTTGATACCGATAACAATGGCAGGCTGCCCGTTGCTAAAGATGCTCGGTCGTGCGCGGGTAAAGTATTTGATGACGCCACGCGTCTCAAAGTAGTTAAATGCTTGCAGCGCCTTGGTCGGGATCGGCTCACCGTCATCGGCATAGCCACCGTCACCCGTTGTCCACGCCTTTGCAACGTAGGTGTTGCCGCCAAAGTACGGTTCATTGCCGACCAACGCCCACGACGACGCATTCCACCCAGTAAAGTTGCACCACGCCTTGGTGATGTTGTTCATCACAAACTGCTGCTGGCCGGTGCTGACGGGAACATTGACGATCAGCGCGTTGTTGAGCGGGTTATAAAGCAACGCCCACCCAAAGGTGTCCTTGTAGGTGCGTGCGGCAGCAGCAAAAGCACCCTGTATCTTGTCGGACAGCGCGATGTTGGGGTCTAACCGCGACGACTGTAGCGCCGAGGCGAACGGAATTAGCCCGTCCAGCGTCAAAATGAGCAAATCACCGCCGTATTTTGTCACGCAACGGCGCGAAATCGGCGAACCGATGATCCACACGCCGATCAATGCCCAAGTGGATGCGCTGGTCGGGTCAGTGCCGCGATATACCGCAACCTCGCCCTTATCGCTCACCAAAACAAGGTTATCGTCAACGCCGTAGCCTGCGTCAATCGTCCATGTAGCCATCGCGGTCAGTTTGCCGCCGAGGTGCATAACGCTTGAGAGGTCTAGCACGTTGGCTGCACCACCTACTGATGCAACCGGCAAATACCACGCTTTAAGCGTGTTTTTCTCAATAAACCACATCCGATTCTTGAAAAGCGTGGGGCTTTCAAGGCTCGTTGTGGTAACGCCTGTGATGGCAGGCGAACTTGTGCCGTCAATTGGTGTCCAAGTCGTGCCGTTGTAGAGCAACGGCTTGTCCACACCGTTCGCGGCATACAAATAACTACCGCCGCCCGTGGTGACGTTGGTGTACTCCCATGCAGAGTTGGAGAGACTCGCAACCAACGCTGACCCGGCGCTACCTGCCGACGTTACGTCAAAAATCTTGCCGTCGCTGATCGCAAACAGTTTGATCGTGCTGCCTGCGTTGTACGTCATCAGCGTATCAACAGTTCCCGGCAGCCCCGTCTTGTGCTTCGTGTAACCACCTCGCAAATTGACGTTGGATACGCTTGGAAACATATTTTCCAAGTACACAGCGTCCGTTGGGGCCATGTTTGCCAGCGCATCGCGTGCGTTCCAGCCGCCGACAGGGGCGGGCAACGACGCCACGTTGGCCGTCGTGCGCTGAACAAGCCGTCTGCGAACCGGCGAGGCCATTATTGGCTATCCGTCCCGTAGCCCGAGTCGGGGATGTTGTCGTAACCGATCAACACCGTACCCGGTCGCGGGGCAAACGACAGGTTGGCCGCTGCCATATCCTGCGCCATTGCTGTTTCAAGTTCGGCGAGGTAATCGCGGTAGAGGGCGGTCGTGTCAAAGCCCTTGGCTTCAAAGTATTTAAGTTTGGTGCCTAGCACCATCACGCGGTCTGGGTAGACGCACGTATCGGTGTCGGCGGTAAAACTGGTCTTGGCTACGCCTAACGCGTTATAGGCCCACGCGTTACTGCGGTACTCAAAGCCGAGCAACTCCCCACCGTTCATTCCCGGCCAAATCTGGAAGTATTGGCCGAGCAAGCGCCACCGGATACGGGGGCCGGTGCTGATATAACCCGACAGCAACCATTCCCACTGCTGCGGTGACTCGGGGCCGAGCATTTCCCACCGCTTAGACTTGTCCCAATGCGTGCGATTGACCGTGCTGTAGTAGTCCGACGGCAGGCTGTATTTAACCTTTTGGAAAATCAGTTGCCCGTCAACTTGTGCTTCCGTTGGCTGGTAGTTGATCGTGACCGTAGACGATCCTGTGACCGCCGTGACATAGGTGGCGTTTGGGATGCCGACGCCCTGCACCTGATACGTCGTGTTGAGCGATGTCGTGCTGGGGATGCCGGTGATCGTGTACGAGGACGTTGACCACGTTCCCGTTGTCGTGATGGCTTCCGTGTAAAACGTATGCTGACGCGTTAATTCGCGCCAATCAGCACGACGGAGCAATTCGTATCCACACGCATTCATCAACGCCAAAAGTTGGATAACGTCTTGGCTGGAATTGCCAGCGACGGTGGAGGGCGTCGGGATACCGAGTTCGTTTGTGCATTGCTGCACCAATTGCACCATCGTGCTGCCCATACTATCCCTCCGTTAATTCTTTAGGTGGCCGACCACGGCGCTTTTGTGACGCAATGAGTTCGGCCATCTGTGCTTGAAGTTCTGCAAGTTGCTGCTTGGTCGCATCCAACTCTGCGTTGGCGTCCACGCGGTTCTTGCGATTTAAGTACATACGCGCTTTCTCGCGCAATCCAATGCCACCCATGCCGACGCGCTGCAATTGGGCGTCCGAGGCAAGGGCTAACTGCTCCACCGTGACAAACTTGAGGATAGACAGTTCACCGATCTGGTCGCGGTTGATGTCATCCGGTGCGTCCGACTGCCATTGCGTCAGCGGCGTGCCGATCTGCGAGGCGGCACCTTCGCTCTGCTGCATCTGGAAATACAACCACTGACGCGGGAAACGCGCCTTATGGTCGTCACGCAACGGCTGGTCAATCACGTTGGTCTTGTCGCCGGGGGCTTGGATGCGGCAATAGACGTTGCCCTTGTTCGGGCCATCCTCGCGTGCATAAAACTCAACGTGAAGTTGGGCGTCGGCGTTGTTAATGTCACTGTCTAGCATTTCCGTTCTCCTGTGGGGATTTTTACAGGTTGTTGACCTGTGTTACGGTACAAATGACTGATGGAATGGCGGGCCATACGCTTGTGGCGCTGGCCGCAAGAATTCTAACGCTTGTGTCATCCGTCGCCCACATCAATTCAACGTAGTTTGTTGGTTCTAGTTGAATGATGAAGTTCCACGCGGCGACGGTACGCGCTGCGCTTCCTTGAATGGCGACGGTAGTGGCTGTGTTGGCGACGTTGGTGCCGTTTTTACGCAACCAGATATAAATGTTGCCCACGCCGCCCGAGGTTTTGTCCAACTGTGCTGAAAACTGCACGTTGTAGACGCCTTGATAATCCACAACCAAACGGGACGACGGCGACCCGATAGATACGCCATTGCTGCTGTCGGTCGTGTTAAAAACCATGCCGTAGGCGGTGTCAATGGAAGCCGCCGTTTGCAGCGTTGTGTCGCTAAACGCACCAAAATGCAGAATCGGCACAGCGCGGCCAAAGCCTTGCAGTTCCTCCCACAACGTATTGCTAACGGCAAAAAACAATGCCGAGCAATCGGGGTTGATCGTGCCAAACCCTGCGTTGTTGATGCTGCTGCTGGCGTTATACGGATAAACGGAAATTGGGTTTGCCGTCGTATTCTTGACAATGATGGTTTCGCCCATCTCCGTCGGTGGCAACTTTACGCCTGTCCCAACGGCTGCGCTTGTGACGTTGTTGTACACATACGTCAACGTGGTGGCATCGCCTGTCGACGTACCGGCTGCCGTGACCGATGCAATACCATCGCCGCAAATACTGACGGTGGACAATTGGTTGATGCCGCTGCCGAGTACGCGTGACGGGATTGCCATTAGGCCGCCTTCGCCATGTTGCGGCGGCAACGCATGATTTCAGCAATCAGCCCCGGCCCGATGACCTCTATTTGCAGGTCGGGCATCACCTCAAACAATTTCTGGAATTCGTTGGCCTGCTGGGCCATCGCGGCGTTGCAGTTAAATTTCTTGCCGTCTGCGCCGCCCACCCATACGTCTACCGTTAGCCCCGGCAACTCGCCCGTAAACCGCTTACGTCCATCCGGGCTGTTGCACGAGTCGTAGCCGTACAGGAAAAACTTACGGAAGCCCATGATATAGCCGATGTTGATGGCACGCAGACCCGAGGTCGTGCCGCCACCGATGGCCAATTTACCCGGCCCCATGGCGTCCATTTCTGGGCCTTCAGCCCATGAGTGCCACACCATCACGCGCTTACCTTGAAGGTAATCAAACGTGGAGGGCGGGCAGCGCGAGGCAACAAGGTACAGCGTGCGGTCGTTCTTGTGCTTGATACCGTTGGTGCGGTCGCGGGGGTCAAGGTTGACCCAAAAATCTGGTTCTACGCCGTTCTCTACCAAAAAGTCATGCGCACCCTTAATTGCACCGATCACATGACCGGCCTTCCGGTGCGCTTTGATGTCGTTAATGTAGTCGGGCATAGACCACCCGCTCGCCACCAGCACCATGGTTGCATCGTGCGTGATGGGAGCGAGGGTCAGTTCTGGTAGACCACGGGCAAGGGCAGAACGTATGTTAGAACATAGTTCTTCAGGCGTTCCCGCCGCTTGTACCGTGATCTCCAGAGGTTTCATTAGGCGCCCGAGTACCCAACAACGTGCGGGAAGCCCGCAACGCAGGTAATCGCCGTGGCACCCGACGCGGTTGCCGTGGCAACGATACCGGCCACAAGGCCGACACCGCCACCCGACACCGTGGCGTCATCCAGAACGCCAGCCGTCGCCGTCGTAAAGAGCGGGACAGCCGGGTTGCAGGACGCCGCAAGGTTGACGCGCATCACGCCACCCGATTGCACCCAGCCAAAGGAGCCAGAGGCAATAGAGACTTGCGCGACCGCAAACCGCTTGGAGTCGGCAGCGTTGGTCGTCGTCACCGGCACAGCCTTGTTGTCGGCACGGACAGACACGGCGGCGTACTGCGAGACGGTAGAGGCCGCCTGCACGTAAATCGCCTGTCCACCGTCGTCAAGGTTGACGCAGGTGCCGAGGTTGAACTGCTGCGTGGTGTCGGCATAGCCAAGGGCAACGCCAATGACATTACTAGTTGAAACAGTCATTTTCGTTTACTCCTTAAGCAATCAACACGCCTTGGAACTGGCTGCCCGAGCAGGTGAGGTTACCGGCCCAGCCAATCAGTTTCACAATGGCGTCTTGGTTGACGGCCTGACGCTCACCGCCAATCGGCACAAAGTTGCGATCTTTGTGCGGGCGGAACATCAGGTACTTGGTGTTGAGGAACCACATATGGTTTGCGTTGCCCGAACCGCTGTTGTACGTGGACGATCCGATACCACCGTCCAACACAACGTCGGAGGCCATACCAGCGCCATAATACTTCAACGAGGCAAAGCCCGCTCCGGCGAGGCCCGAACCACTCTCCGTAATACGCTGGATCGCTTGCAGCGATTGCAGGTAGAAGCGGTAGTAGTTGTTGTCGGCCACGATGAGGTCAGGCTTGTCGGTTCCACGAACGAGTTGCACGGCAAGCGCATCCATGTAGCCTTGAATCGTCGTGCTGGACACAGCGCCCGCACCACCGCCATCAGCGGCAGCCGAGAACTTCTTGCTCTGCCAGAACGACCACACAGCGCGGTTGATGCCGCCGTAGGTGCCAACAGTCGGGTCATCCGGCACAGCCGCAGCAAGGCCCGTGAGGTTCTTGCCGGCGTTTCCGGTGCCGTCGCCGTACAGGTCGCCCGAGATGCGGTTAGCAAGTTGGGCTTCCGCGACTTCCATGCGACCGTCAAGAAGGTCAATGATGGCCTCCTTGCCCGAGTTCTGGATCATCTCCAGACCCGAAATGGTCACAGCCGAGGCGTACTGCGTGATGCTGAACTGCGCCGCAGAAATCGGCGAGTTCTGGCCCACGTTCAGCACTTCATAGCCGCTGTACGAGTTGGTGTTGTTCGTGGTCGGATCGGTGTACATGATTTCTTGCAAAATCACGTTACCGCCCGAGAACGTCTTGACGTTCCCACGCTCCTTCAGACGACGAAGCAACGCGTTGTTGTTCGTCACGTTATCAGCAAGTTCACCGCTACGGCTCTGAATCGTGGTAGCAATGATGTCGCTGATACTAGAGTTGGCAAATGCCATTTGATGTCTCCTAGTTCAGTTAATTACAAACGCGCTTCTTGTTCGGTCAATGCTTCTTCAAGAAGTGCGCGACGGTTTGCTGCCTTGGGAGCCGTGTTTACGCCGGGTGTGGCGCTTCTGACACTCACCGCTGCTGCACGGGCAACTTTCGCCGCCCGGTTGGCCTCTTTGGCCTGTTTAGCCGCTTCCTCGGCCTGTCGGGCCTTGGTCACTTGGTCAAACAAATTGGGGGTGAGGCGTATGGCTTTTTCATACGCGTCTTGCAACGTCTCGGCGAGTCCACCCTGTAGGAGTTGGATCATCACCGGGCGTGCTTCCTCAAAATACTCAACCTTTTGACTAAAACTGTTAATTTCGGTCAACAAGTTCTGGTTTTCGGCCATTTCCTGCTGCTGTTTCCAGCCCATGACCTCACCACGTACCTTGTTGAGTTCATTTTGCAGTTGGTAAACGAGCGGATCAACAGCGCGTTGCGCTTGCTGACCCGGCTGCTGCGTCATGGAACCCAAATTGATGCCATACGACTGCGCCAACTGCGTGAAATACTGCATTTTCGTCTGCGGGTCGCTATTCCGCAGCATATGGTCGGCCTGCATCAACGCAGACACGGCCTTGTCGGGCGTAATGCCTAACCCTTGGATGGTTTGCATATACGGCTCAATGGCCGCTTGCATGGAATCCGCAAATTCAGCCTTGCCAAAAATGTTTTCCACACCCTTGCGCATTTCTTCTTCACGCTTCCACGCGTATTCCTGCAATTTTGGGTCGGCTTTCTGCCAAATTTCGTGATATTCACGACGCCATGAGGCGGGCGGGCGTTTCCACACCGGATCGTTGTCGTACAGTGTGTTAAACGACGACTTTTCTTCCGTATTTTCGGGTTCCGGTTGTTGTGGTGCCGCTTCTTGCTTGCTGAACCGCCCTGCCGCATCGCGTACGACGGTTTCTACGGGTTCGCCCTTCTCGGCGGCCTCAAACCCTGCTTCTAACAACTCACGACGGTCAATCTCTTGATCTTCCCGTGCCGCAACCATTGCTGGATTAGTGTTGTCCATTACCCTCTCCTGTGGGGATTGGTGAAATTGGCTTGTTGGCGTATTTCGCGCAGTATGCGATCAGCCTGTTCGTTGGTCATACGTGTGTTGACCATGTGCTTAATGCGTTCCAGCCGAGTGTTATTCTCGGGTTCACGCCGAATGTGCTTGGCAGGGTCGTCGTTACCTACCTCCTCGCAATTGTTAGCCTTTAAATGACGGCGATGCTCCGAGCGTGATGTCACCATCTTGCCGTCAATCATGCTCCGGTAGGGCGTGATGTCAGGCATGACGTAGTGGTAGCGCCCCTTCTCGTCCTTTTTGCGCTCCACAAACTCGCCGTCTATGTAAACGTACGTCCGTTTCATTGCGTAAAAGGCGGCTCAGGCATCGTCTTGCCCATCTGGGCGATAATCAGTTTGGTCTGGGCGTCAACGTCGGCCTTGTACTTGGCAGCAGCCTGTTGGCTCTGTAGTTCGGCAGCCTTCAGTTGCGCTTCAAAGTTCATCTTTTGCTGTTCCATCGCCATCTTGGCTTGGTTCTTCATCTGCTCCATTTGCATGGCGTGCTGCATTTCGGCTTGCTTTAGCGCCGACTGCATTTGCATCTTGGACGATTCCAATTGGCCCTTGGCTTGCAACTCCGCTTGCTTGCCCTGCTCCTCTGGAGGCCGCTGTTGGGCGGCCTGCGCAAGTTGCTGGAGCGTCGCGTCAATCTGGCCCTCAATCGGACGGGCTGCCTTAAACGCCTGCATACCAAAGCGCAGCAGTTCCATCATCATCGGCACCATCTGCGGGCTGGCCTGACCGACCGGCAACGCTTGGGCAAGGAAACCACCGAATGCTTGCAGGAACTGCATACGGTCTTGCTTGTTCTGGTTTTCGTCCAGCATCACAAGGCTGTCGGCGGCAATGTCCACGCGGAAGTTACGCAGCGGCTTGTTACGCAGCAGTTCCAACGCCTGCGGAATCAGTTGCTGGTCAGCGGGCGTCATCTGCTGTGCGGCAGCGTACGCAAGGATCGTCTCGGGCTGATACTTCATGCACATGACCTGTGACTTGAGGCGTATCAGTTCCGAGGCAAAGAGGGCAACGTCCTCTTGCATAGAACGCAGTCTTAGCCCTGCGTATTGCCCTTTGATTTGCTGCGCGGTGGCCGTTTCGCTGGCGAACGACGTACCTCGGATGATGTCCGAGATGCCCGTGATTTCGTAGATTTGGCTCTTGATGTCTTCTCTAGCGCGGTAGCACTGGAGTAGCGCATTTGCGAGTGTGTCAAGGGGGAGGAGGTCAATACTACCTTTAAGACCGCCCTTTTCACTAAATGCCATCCATTTATCAACCGGGATAAGAGCATTGTTATCGCCCTCCGTCATCAGTCGTTGCAGCGCGGGTTGGCTGGAGTCGTAGACGCCACGCACGCGCAGTGCTTTGACCAAACCATCAATGCGGTCGGACAGGATGTCCAACTCCATCGCCTGATCTTGGTACAGCACAAAGTCGGGGACAGGTACGAGCGTGTCGCTGGTCGTCGTCGCATACAGCGGTTTTGGGCAAGGGAAGAAGCCCTCAAGGCCGAGCGGGTCATCACGCTCGTCAATGATCTCGGGCATTCCCTTGCTGAACCAGTAAACCTTCTCAGTCTCCTTGTCCCACAGTTCACAAATCTTTGCGCGGTTGTAGAGACGCTTGTTCTCGTTGTAGGCGTTGAGCGGCTCGGGGCCACTGTCTAGCGGTATGCGGCGTGCGACGTCCTCACCAAAACGCTCTACCAGCGCCTCACGGGTCATAAACACCCAGCGCCACACCTGCCCGACTTCTTCCCATGTGCGGGCGGGAGAGTGCCCAAAGTCGCGCCAATGGACGTAATCCACGGGTGCGCATTCGTACTCAATACGCTCAAGGTTGGGCGGTGCGCCTTCACCCTGCTCAATGTCAGGCGTGATAGATACGCCGTCGTCCTCTAACCCAATCGGCGCAGTGTGCGGTTCATAACGCACCCATGCGGTGCCGCGTCCACCGAGGAACCGATCCTCTACGGCATACGCCATCGTGGAGCGGTAATCGGGGTAATGCTCAATTTCAAAGTCAATGGCACGCTCAACCAACTGTGCGGCCACGCGGCCCACGGGGTCGTTGTCACCAAAGCGGCGGCTAATGTCGGCTTTCGGCAGTTTGGCGTAGACGGCAGGCTTTAAGGTCTGCACGTTTGACCAAAGGATATTAAACTTGGCCGATTCGGTCAGCGTCTGCCCACGCGTATCGTCGCGGTAACGCTTGATGATCTTCTTCGTACGCGCCATCCACTTGGCAAACTCGTTGTCGTACTGCCCGATGATGCGCAGATAGCGGTCAAGTTTTGGCTGTAACAGTCCGTCCATTACTTGCCCTCGTTTCGTTTGCTAATGGCTTTGGCCTTTGATTTGGCCTCTGCCTTACTACCAGCGCCCCATGCTCTCAGAGCAAGTGCAAGGCGCGTCGGTTCACCATTCTTTTCCATCGGCCCCGGCATATTGCCCATGCGGGCGAGGAACGATGCGCGGCGTGGGTTGTCGCCCGATTTGACGGGAGGCTTCAGCGTCCCGCCCGTCTCGGCTTTGTACGAGGCGCGACCCTTGGCGTTCAAACCGCCTTTCGGGTTTTTGCCTTCGGATCGTTGCCACGCTGCCGTCATTTCTTGGCCGTTTTCGCTGATTGCTTAAACGCTTCGGCAGTCGGTGCGCCTTTCTCGCCGGGTTTGCGGGTACGCTCTACGGGGCGACCCTCACGGCGCTGTCTTGCCTGCCGCTCCTGCTTGGCAAGAATGTTGGCGTAGAGGCCGGCTTTCATTAGGCGTACGTGCTAAAGAGGCCGACGACCGACATGGAGGCGTTTTGGCTGCACGTTGCCGTAATCTGGCCCGTCGTGGCGACGTTAAGTTCCACCGAGTACACACCGGCTGCCGTCGTCGCGGGGAACGACACCAACGTGGTGCTGCCGTCCTTCACGATGGCCGAGGCTTCCGTGTTGCTGGCGACGTTGACCACCACGCGGTGCAGGTACGCGCCGGGGCTGCCAAAGGCCGTTGTGGACGTTGCGCCAACGGCAACGTAGTTCATCCGAGTTGGCTGTTGAACGCTCATATCCTTGCTCTCCTGCTAACCGTGCGGTCGTGAACGGCCCACATATCGTTTAGCGTGACCTTGTTTTCAGGCCCAACCAGCAGCGGTTTTACCTCTACCGATGGGGGCTTGTCAGAAATCTCCTGCCATGATACCGCAAGCATACGGAATGCGTCACTAGGGTGGCTAGTCCAATCGTGACGCGGGGACTGCCGAAACGCCTTCTTGTCCTCGTCGTACTCGCGTTGATACTGCCGTAATGCCTCTATGCCATCGCGGCATTTCTCGCCGTCAAACCACACTCGCGGCAACGTCATGCGCACGGCTTGAATGCCGTTTTGCACGCCGATGTCGGGAACAACAGCAAGGTTGGCGGTGCCGAGATACGCGGCTAATTGCTCAATGATGCTGCGGCCTGTCTGTAGGCTCTTGGCCCGTGCGTCGTGCGGCAGGAAGTGTTTGACGTACTTGTAAGGCTTGCTTTCTACGTGTTCGGCAATGTCGTGGATGTCAGCGCCCGAAATGGCAAAGTAGTCAATGACGCGTATTTCTCCGCGTGAGGGCTGGTAAAACCATACCGCCGTGTCGTCGCGGTAGCCTAAGTCAAACGCCGTGTAAGTCGGCAAGTTCGGGTCATACGGCACGCGTGTAATACGGCCTTGATCCTGCGCTTGACGCATTTCTGTGCCGTAAAAAGCGCCGAGGATGGCTGCTTCAAATGAGCATTCGTACTCCTGTAGGTACTGATCCTCGGCCAACTGCGCCTTGGCTGCCGCTAGTTCGCTCTGCGGCAATAGCCCACTGGTGGAGGCGGGGAGGCGCAACAGGAACCATTCATTTGGGATGCGCTGTGCGGTTTCGTAGATTTCCCAGAATTGGTTTTTGCCTTTCGGTGTACCGCCAAACACAGCCCAACCTTGCTTGTCTGATAGGGCAGGGCGTATGACGTTGCCAAATGCGCTGGGCTTAAAGTCACCGAATTCGTCCATGTAGACCCCCGAGAACCCCAGCCCGCGCATTGCGTCTGCGGTTTCGGCTCCGTAAAGGCGTATTTGGCTGTTGTTAATGAGCGTTATCGTCAGTTCTTGCTCATTGACGCTGCTGATGATGGGTTGGGCAAACTCTTTGAAGTATTGCCATGCCACGGCTTTGGCCTGCGACCGATATGGCGCAACGTATCCAAATAAACCATATGGGCCTTGGTAAGTGATAGCGGCACGGATCATGTCGTTGACAGCGGCGACCGTCTTGCCTGCGCGTCTATGTGCGACAAGGCACGCCCAGCGGTGCGTCCTGTTGTGAAAGGGCAGGAACGCTTTGCGTGGGCGATAGGGCAGGATTATTCGGGAGCCATCCATCCGATCTGTACCTTGACCGGGCCGTTGTCTTGTCCTGTGATCTCTTGGCGGGCGAGTTTGGGAACGTGGTACTCCAGCAATGTGCTGAAAGCATCAAAGGCGGCCTGTGGCCCCTTCTCCTCTGCGATCTGATCTAGCCACCCTTGGAGACGGTCTGCGTTGCCGTCTACAAAAGCGGCTATCGCCTCCCTAGCAGCCTGTGTGGCCCGATTAGGGGTGCCTGCCTGCCTACCGCCTGTTTTTTTACCCTTTGCCATGTAGTTCGCTCTAGTTTAGATCACAGGTGAAACAGTTAACCCTTCTCAAGCATTTTGCGCATAATCGTTCCGGCCCTAAACCGTCGTTGCTTAACGGAAATGCTAGGCATTTATTTTCTCTGATCCCACAATTCGTGAATTGGAACGTCATATGATTCCAACGGAAATTTTTGCCGTCTCTGTTTTTCAGAGAGCGTCCGACGCGCAGCAGCCGCCCGAGCCTCTGCCTCTCCCATTGTCCTTGCATATCGCCCATACCCACTAAAAGGGCGAACTAAAGCAAAAGCCTTATCAACTAACGCTGACCTTTCCTCACCGGGCGGCAATTTTTGCCACTGCTGTTCCAATCGGTCATATCGTTTTTGAATGTTTGAAGGCACCGGCAAATCAGGCAGAGCGTGTGACCCCGGCGCAAATTTTTCCGTGTTTTGAACCAAATGCTGCAATTCATGAACAAAAGTATCTTTGGTGTCGCCTTTTAACAAACCTTTACCAACATGGATATATTCTGGAAAAGGCAATGGCGATGCCGAACCACCTTCGTAATCTTCGCCTTTAAAAACCATTGTCCGTTTTGCCTCGGGGTATGATTCCGTTAATTTTTTGTGGGTTACGACATTTGGCAATCTCCGGTATTTTCCTTCTGGCAATGCAAAAAATTTGTTCTCGTCTTTAAATTGCATTTCCTTATCACTAATTTCTTGGCGTAGTTGGCCATCTGGCGCTCGGAATGTTCCTGTTTCGCGCCATATTTCCTCCGGCGCTATCCCAGCCTTTTCTAATTCTTCCGCTCGTTTGGCAGAGGCGGCATCCCATGTCTTTGCAGACTTGCCGATAAAAATTTTCTGCACTGTCGGGTCGTAACCCTTTAGCGCACCAATTAGCCTACCGACCGGCACAACAGAAGCCGCCGCCATTGCCATACCGGCCTCATCGTCGGCCCGTCTTGCGCGTTCAAAATCACGGGCGGCAAGGGCTTGCCCAACCCCCGGCACAAGGCTCCCGCCCATCTCCAGCGCCGTGTCTATGGCGTCGGCGTCCTGCGGCTGGTCTAGGCTGACCATGCGTTCGTAGCGGCGTTTTAGGTCGGCCTTGTCGCCAAGGTAACGGAGGGCGGCTGCGACCTGCTCCTTCCGTGGCATTACTTAAATCGCTCCAACTTGTAGAGCAGGGCGGCAATCTCGCCCACGATCTCGTCAATGATGTTCTGGAGGTCGGTGTCTTTGGGCAGGTCTTTGCGGGTGCCTTTTACAAAGGTCAGCAGGCTGTCGGCGTATTTGGCCGCATCGGTTTGTACCTTGAAGCCTTCGGGATAGTCGGCGAGAG